TGGTGGTACTTCCGGTGTTGCGGTGCAATTCAACAAGGCTAAGACCGCAGAAAAAATTTATCAGGCAAAGCTGAAACGCCTTGAATTTGAAGAAAAGGAAGGCTCTCTCATCGCTAAAGATGCGGTCAGGGATGATGCATTTCTGGCAGCTAATGAATTGCGTAGCCGCTTATTTAGTATTGCTCCAAGAGCAGCTCCCCGTTGTGAAGGCAAAACAGCCAGGGAGATCGAACGCATTATTGAAGACGAGATTAATTTTGCGCTTCAGGCGCTCCAGGAATCCCGATTTATTAAGCAGGAAGAATAAACCTCATGGGCGAAACAGTATGGAGCACCGCTTTTTTCCGTGCGCTTCGCCCTAAATCACGGCTAACTGTTTCCGAATGGGCTGATAAGTATCGTCATGTAGCGCCGGGAACGTCTCCAGAGCCAGGGCCGTGGCGTACAAGCCGAGTGCCATATTTGCGTGAACCAATGGATGTTATTGGTGACGCTGATACAGAAACAGTAGTGATGCAATGTAGCTCGCAAATTGGTAAATCCGAATTACAGCTAAATGTTATGGGTTACTTTGCAGATCAGGAGCCATCTCCTCAGTTGATGATTTATCCAACGGTAGAGGCGGCTGAGGCTTTTTCAAAAGAGCGTATTGATCCGACGTTCAAATATTCCCCTGGTTTGAAACACAAGCTGCATGAAGGGAAAGAGGGGCGCGGTGCAGCCAAAAAGTCCAGCACGACTATACGTATGAAGCATTACGCTGGTGGATATATAGCACTTGTTGGTGCTAATTCCCCAGCAGGTCTTGCATCCAGGCCAATTCGAATACTGTTAGCTGATGAGATTGATCGTTACGGTGTGACGCAGGAGGGCGACCCACTAAAACTAGGTATTCAGCGTACTACCAACTTTCATAATCGTAAGAAAGTTTTTGTTTCTACTCCTGTTTTGGAGGAAACGAGCAAAATCCACAAGTGGTTTAAGCTCTCCGATCAGCGTTACTACCATGTTCCTTGCCCATGTTGTGGCACCATGCAGGTGATGAAATGGTCGCAAGTCAGATGGGATAAGAGCGATTCAGGTGAGGCGTTACCGGAAACGGCCAGATATGAGTGCTGTGAGTGCGGCGGGATTATGCGCGGATCTGGTAAACCAGACGTTGATTGGTTGGCGAAGGGGGTATGGATAGCTGAACATACTGGAGTTAAAGGTATTGTTGGTTTTCATATTAACAGTCTTTACTCCCCGTGGGTTGCATTGTCAGAGCTGGTTGAAGAATTTACGGAAGCAACCAGAAACCGCGATAAAAATGGATTAATGGAGTTTATTAACCTTAAGCTGGGTGAGCCATGGAAAGAGGATGCTAAAGACGATATCGATCCTGAATACTTGTTGCAACGCAGAATAAGGTTTGAAGAGTTTTTACCAGATGATGTTTTATTGTTAAGTGCTGGTGTTGACGTACAGGACACGTATTTAGTTTGTGAATTGGTCGGTTGGGGAAAAGGTAAGGAGTCATGGGGGATAGAATATAAAATATTCCCAGGTGATCCCGCACAAGATGTTGTCTGGAAACAACTTGATGAATACTTACTCCGTAGCTGGTCATTCCGTGACGGTCGAAAATTACAGATTTCTTCCGTTTGTATTGACTCTGGTGGGCATTTTACGACAGAGGTATATCGCTTTACTAAGCCGAGAGAATCAAGGCGAATATACTCTATCAGGGGGCGTGGTGGGGTAGGTTTACCATTTATAGGAAAGCCAAGTAATAATAACCGTGTGGGTGCTATGTTGTTTAATTTGGGGGTTGATGATGGTAAAGGGACCATCATGGCAAGAATTAAACTACATGATCCTGGTCCTGGTTATATGCATTTCCCATTAGATTCTGACAGAGGATATGATACCGAATACTTTAAAGGATTATTATCAGAGAAGAAAATATTTGAATATAAAAATGGGCAGACAAAAGAAAAGTGGGTGAAAGTCTACGAGCGTAACGAGCCTCTTGATTGCCGTAACTATGCAACTGCCGCGATGGAAATTCTGAACCCTAATTTTAACTGGCTTGCCGAACAGGAAATGCGAGGTAATGTGTATGTGCAGAACTCGTCAGGTATACGTAGAAGACGCCGTAGAGTTATAAGTAAAGGCGTAACCATATAGAGGAAATATAAATGAACAATGAAGCATTTTCTCTGACTGAAGCCAGAGAGATGTTATCTGTCTGGCGGGAAGCATATCGCGCTATTGCTATTGGCGGTCAGTCATATAAATTTGGTACGCGGCAGTTAACTCGTGCGGATTTATCAGAAGTCAGAAAAGAGATGGATTACTGGCGTAATGAAGTAGAAAGATTATCAGCAGGTATACGCCGAGGCCCACGAATTAAACGAGTGGTGATAAGAGATTTATGAATATTCTTGATCGAGTTATTGCGCCGTTTTCACCTCAGAGGGCATTAAATCGAGCTTTGGCAAGAAAACGGTTAGAAGCACTTGAAGGTATTAATAACCTTGGATATTCACGTCATGGTGCAAGCACTCATAAAAAATCATTAAGGGGTTGGTTTAGTAAAGCTGGTTCTCCTGATGATGATATTGTTAAAAATATAGATAAATTGCGTGAGCGTTCTCGTGATCTCTTCATGGGAAACCCGCTATCGGTTGGCGCAATAAAAACTATCAGGACAAACGTTGTTGGTTCCGGTTTAAAACTAAATGCGAACATTGATGCCGATTTCTTGGGGATGACGCAGGAAGAAGCGCGAGCATGGGAAAAGCATGTTGAGCGTGAGTTTAGATTATGGGCTGATTCTCCAAATTGTGATGCATCAAGAATGTGTACTTTTGGACAATTGCAATCATTGGTCCAAATATCTGCGTTAACATCTGGCGATATATTTGCTGCGCTACCAGTTATTAAGCGTAAGGGTGTTATATATGATTTGTGCGTCTATTTAATTGAAGGTGATCGTGTTTGCAATCCAGAGGATCGTTTTATACCAAATCTTTACGGTGGCGTAGAGGTTGGTGAATTTAGCGAGCCTGTGGCGTACTGGGTTGCAAAACATCACCCAGCCGGGACTTCTGGTTTTGTAACCCGCAAGTGGGAACGTATTCCCGCATATGGGAGTAAAACAGGAAGAAGAAATATTCTGCATGTCATGCAGGATTTTGAAAGGCCTGGGCAACGTCGTGGCGTTCCTGTCCTTGCTCCTGTTATTGAAGCATTGAAGCAGTTAGGACGATACACCGATGCTGAATTGGTTGCTGCGGTTGTGTCAGGGATGTTTACTGTCTTTATTAAAACAGACGCTCCTGATGGACCAGTCGGTGAATCGGGTATCCCTCAGTACGAGCAGATCGATAACCATGATGATAACACCCAAGAAATGGGGAATGGCTCCATAGTAAGTTTGGGTGAAGGTGAGTCGATAGATACAGCAAATCCCGGGCGACCAAATACGGCATTTGATGGTTTTGTTGTCGCCATATGCCGTCAAATTGGGGCTGCTTTAGAACTCCCTTACGAACTCTTGGTAAAGCATTTTACAGCAAGTTATAGCGCAAGCAGGGCCGCATTACTTGAAGCCTGGAAAATGTTCCGTATGCGACGTGACTGGATGGTTCAGTCATTTTGCCAACCGATCTATGAGGAATGGTTGGCCGAAGCCGTTGCTAAAGGTCGTGTTATTGCCCCTGGTTTTTTTTATGGGCCTGAATATCGCGCTGCATGGAGTGGCGCTCAATGGTATGGCCCATCACAAGGCCAATTAGATCCCCTTAAAGAAGTCAAAGCTGCAAAACTGCGTGTTGAGGAAACATTCTCTACCCGTGAAAAGGAAGCGGCTGAAATGTCAGGTCTTAACTGGGAAGAAACCGCACAAATTTGTGGCAGAGAAGAGAATGCTCGCCGTGAGTTGGGGCTGATTACGCCTCCTGTTTCTGAGGTAAATGAACAAAATATGGAGACAGATGATGCCTAATTGGTGGGAAATAAAAAATAGCACGGGTGAAGATGACTCTCCGGCTGAACTTTTAATCTACGGATATATTGGCGAATTTGATGAGGTTTCTTCTTCTGACATAGTTAATAAATTAAAGGATATATCATCAAATGCTATCAACGTAAAAATTAATAGTTATGGTGGTTCTGTTTTTACTGCTCAAGCTATTCTTTCTTCATTAAAACGTCATAAGGCTAATATTACTGTTTATATTGATGGTATTGCTGCATCGGCTGCAACCATTATTGCAATGGCAGGTGATAAAGTTGTTATCCCATCTAATGCTATGATGATGATCCATAATCCGTGGACATTTGCTGCTGGTGATGCGGATGAACTACGTGATATTGCTGAGATGATGGATAAGATACGAGATAGTATTTTATCTGCATATAAGGAGAAAACAGGGCTTTCTGAGGATAAATTAATTGAACTAATGGATCAGGAAACATGGCTAAATGCAGAAGAGGCTGTAGAGCTTGGATTTGCTGACGAAGTTGAAAAACCAATGCGCTTATCCGCTTCTATAAAGGAAGGGATGCTTTCGCTCAATGGAATAACTTTTGAAGCATCAAGGTTTTCAAAATTACCTGATTCGCTCGCAAAGTTGCCACAAAATAAAAATGAATTATCTACTGAATTAAATGAACAAAATGAGGACGATGTTGTGACTCTTGATGAATTAAAAAATAAACATCCAGAATTATACAATCAGGTTTTTAATGCTGGTAAAGACGAGGGCGTTAAATCAGAACGCGAGCGCATTGAAACAATCGAGAATAGCGTGATTCCAGGTCATGACGACCTGGTTAAGAATGCAAAATTCAAAAACGGGAGTTTCTGCGGCTGAACTTGCTTTGGAAATTATGAATGCAGAGCGAGCGCGTAACAAAAACTTTCTTAATCAACGGCAAGAAGACGCAAATGAGGTGAATGATTCAGTTGATGTTAATCAACCAGAAAACAACGGAGATAAACAAGCTGAAGTAGTAAAAAATGTTATTGGGTCAGTATTTAAAAACCGCGATAAAAATTAAGGTGAGTTTATGCGAGAGTCTTTTTCATTTGAACCAGATAATCTGATTATTTCTGGTGGTATGCCAGCAATTACAACAAGTATTAAACTTGCCAGCGGTAAAGTAAATCGAGGTGAGTTGCTTGCTTTTGTCAGTATTGATCAGACAACAAATGTTGTCACTGTAGCACCAATAAATCTCTCTGGTGAGGGGGTGGCAAAAGAACCGTATTGTATCGCTCAACACAGTATTGATGCGACTGATTCAGCGCAAGTTGGAACAGCATGGCTGACCGGAATGTTCAATGCACATGCGGTTATCCTTCCTGAATCAGCAAAGATTGCCGATGTATATCTGGCTTGCCGGAAGGTTGGGATATTCCTTAACACCGCACAACAAAATCCATCTGCATAATATAAAGAGGTCGTATTTTTATGCCGAATATTGATATTTTTGAACGACGTACAATTCTTGAGCCTGTTATTCAGAATTTCAAGGCTCGTCGTTTTCTTCTTCGTACCTTTTTTCCTGGTGTTCAGACCTTTAATACAAAGAAAGTTGATCTGGATTTTGTTCGCGGTGGCCGTACTATGGCTCCGTTTGTTGGTAAAGGTTTTGGCTCAAAAACCGTTGAGCGACGCGGCTTTGTAACGAGAACTCTGGAGCCACCACTTGTTGCACCTGATTTGGTAACAACAGCAGAGCT